TGCGACGGTTAGATCAATTTCTTCCTCATTCGGGCGGTTCATTTCGTACATGGTTTCCCCTTTGTGTGTCGTCCGATGGTTCGGTTTGCTCTGTTTTCAGGTAGGCCAGCCGCAATGAATGCAGTTGTGCGATGACCTCCAGACGCGCATCCCATCCGAGCAGCGCAAACTCTCGCGGGCTGGGTAGGCGCCTAGGCGCTTTCATGCTTGGTTCTTTACGTATTCCGAGTACGCCGAGTGCGCCCACTCATAGGCGGCTGTGCCCTTAAGGCCGTGCTCGTTGCGTGCCTCAATCAGGAAACCGGTATAGGTCCGGTTCGGTTCGGTGTGCCAAACGCGATAGTGCACCGCGTACCCTGCAGCGCCTCCGAAACCGTCCGCGTCGCACAGTGTGCAGCGCCATGAATACTTAGCCGGCTCTAGCATGGGTAGGCCTTGACGTACTGAACAAAGACTCGGTAGGTCGAGCTCGAGGAGTAACGGCCTAGGTGCTGGCCGCGACCTGAGATATCCCACGGGTACCACGTCCGGCCACCTTGCGACAGGCGCCACGCTACGGCTGCGTTATAGGCCGGGTCGAGCAGGCGCGTCGAGTGCCACCAGTCCGAGCGGGAGTGTGCAGCGCGGTTAAATTGAAATAGGCCGTAGTCAGATGTGGGTGATATTGCCCGGGCGTGGCCCTTGCTTTCCCGCATGACGATCGCGTAGGCGTAGCGCAGAGCTCGACCGCGGAAGCCTGCCGAGTGCAGCACCTTGACTGTCTGGTCGGTGCAGGCCGGTGCCAAATGTACGACTGCAGCTAGGGCAGCCTCGGCGATCATGCGGCATCACCACCGACGGGCTCGAGGAGTGTGACCGTGCTCGATATTCGAGTTCTGCGGTATTCCTGCACGGCGCCGGCGTCGAGCCTGCGGAAGCCACCCGGTGTCCGGTAGGACGGGAGCTGGCCCTCGTCAGCCATGCGCTGCACAGTGGACTGGCTGAGGTCGAGGACTTCGGCAGCCTGCCGAGTGCTGTATGTGTTCTTGTCGCTCATTGCTTCCTCTCAAATAGGAAGCGCCCACCGGGGGCCGGTGGGCGCTTGTGTGCCTAGTAGATCCGCTTAACGTCAAACCAAACGATGCGCGAGCCCTTCGTGTTCAGCAGGTCGTTGCCGACCTTCTCGGCCTTCTCAGGTGACTTGAACTGTCGCAGGCTTCCGTCAAGCTCGTTGGCCGTGGTGTGCTGGGTGTAGCCCTTTTCCGTGACTCGCGTCAAAAGCAGGATGTACATGCGTTTCCCCTTTGGTCTAGCCGGTCTGATTGACCGACTAGACCTAGTCTATCAATTCACTCAATATTGTCAAGACTGTCAGGTGTTTCGGGGGCGCCGATTCCGTATTGCTTCGTGAGAGGCGTCAGCCATGCAAGGGCGACGGTGGTAAACGCTCCGAGCAGGCTGGCCGCTAGCGGATCGAGGTGCACCGGCAATTCGGTGCTGGCCCATGCTATGAGGGCGCCGATGAGTAGCAGCATGAGATGGCGTGCTTCCGGCGATAACTTGTCGAGCATGTCAGCTCTCTTTCATGTGGTGCGCTAGGTGCTCGTCTTGGTTGCGCTCGAGCCTGTCGAGTCTGTGCTCGATCCTCACCAGTAGGTCGTACTGTGATTTTCCGCCGTTCGGGCGCTGTGCTTTGCTCTGGCCACGTATCACAAGGGCGACTAAACCGATGACGGCGATTAAGAGACCTATCACGGTCGTAAACATCTCGGTCATAACTTCGGCTTGGCTACTTTCTTGGCTGGCGTTTTCTTGGCTAGTGTCGCCTGTGGCATGTCAAGGATCGCAAGAGGGAAGGGGCGCCCGTCGTGCTTTGCCGGCTCGGCAAAGCAGATGTGTATGTGATGCGCGTGCCCGAGGCTAGGTGCTTTGCGCCACACCCACAGCTCGTTCGCGTATGTGCCCGATGCGACTCGGCCCTCATAAACGACGTTTTTTATTCGCTTGTCGCCGCTGGTGCGCATGTACTCGAGGAGCTGGTCGGTGAACGTATGCGCTGGCCAGCCGTCCTCGTCAAGGTCGAGCGCCATGACGTAGCCGGACTTATCTGGGTTGTGGTCGGATATCCGGCGCTTGTGTGCTTGGTCGCCTATCGTGCCGTCGCTTGACTTGTCACGTTTTGGGTAGCGGCTGTTAACTTGCTTCCTGAGCGTGTCGGCTGCTGCGGCTAGTTTCCAACTCATGGCGTCACCTCGGGCGCAGCTGGTGGCACGAATACGTCAAGCACCGGGTCGTAACTGAAGCCGAGACCAGCAAAGCAACCTCGAAATGATCCGCTGTATGACGTTTGCCGCCATTCGCCGTCAAGGGCGAGACATTCGGGGTGCGGCCCGTTAATGAACGCCTGCCCGATCGGTTCCGACGCCGGGAAGTCACCGCCGCCGCAATCACTGTTGCTGATCACGATGACCTCGCGGACAATGTCCGCTGAGTCGATTAATGCGAAATGAGCCATCAGACTGCCACCCTCACAATAACAAATCCTGAACCGCCTAGGCCGGGCACGCCGTTACGGCCGCCACCGCCACCGCCTGTATTCGCTGTGCCGTTACCAGCGGCGCCAGTATTAGCGGCACCGATGCCACCGCCACCTGTACCAGCGGCGCCGCCCGTGACCGTTCCGCCACCTCCGCCACCGCCCGAGAAGGTGAATGTGCCAGCAACGTATGCGCCGGTCGGAGTCGTGCCAGCGATTGTCGTAGACGCGCCCGCGCCGCCAGCCCCTCCCGTAGTTGCTACGGGATTACCACCGACCGCACTGCCACCGCCACCGCCTGCGGATGATGTGGCGCCCGTACCTCCTGCGAACCCGAGGCCTGACACGCCTGAGCCGCCGGTCTGCTGGCCGTTGTTCTGGCCCCCGCCGCCGCTACCACCGTCGCCGACCTGAACGGCTGCGCCACCCGTATATGCCGCGCCACCGCCACCGCCCGGGCAATAGTACGGAGCAATGCCGGTTGTGTTGCCGTTTACTCCTCGATGGTTACCGGCCGCAGGGGCGGCACCGCCAGCGCCAACACTGACCGTGAGTGTGCCAACTGGCAGGTATGCGTTAGTGACCTGCAACGCACCACCAGCCCCACCACCACCGCCTCCGCCTACGTCCGTTGAGTAACCGCCAGATGCCCCACCACCTACGACCACTAGGTCTGCGAATCCCGCCTTCGTCACGGTCAAAGTCGATGAGCCGGTGAATGTCTTGTATTTGAATCCGGTGTAGGTGCCGGTCGCCGCATCGCTGAACTCAGCCGCGCCGACACCGCTAGAGAAAGGGAGGAACGTCCAAGTGTTTGTGCCGTTCTTCACGAGTGTCGATGCTTTGAACTGTGCGAGCGTCAACGGGCTCCCGTTGATCGTGACTCCACCAGCACCGACGACGGTCACTGTGCCGGCGCCGAGGTTCAGCAGTCGCAGCTGTGTGTTTGCTGGCCATGCGACCGACGACTCTAGTGGCAGTGTGACGGTGACGGCGCTCGCGTTCGACAGCGTGACTAGCTTCGTGAAGTCAGTCAGCACAAACGTGTAGGTCGTGCCCGTCTGTGCGTTCTGTGTCATTGCGAGCAGTGGCACCTGCCCGTCGACGTACTGGGCGACCTCAAGCGACTTGGCAGGCCACGCCGACACGAGGTCGCTGCTTAGAGCGTATGGGAGTCCCATGGGTTCATCCTTTCAGTTAGGCGACTAGATCGGCTGCAGCTACGACGTTGTACCACTGCACAGTTGGGTCGACACCGGCCCACGTCAGGACGGCGCTGATTTCGTTCCACCGTACGACTTGGTAGCTGAATCGGGGGTCGGACAGGCTGAGCACTAGCCGATGCTGGCCGGGGGTGTAGGTCTCGGACCATCCCTCACATACGCCCACGTAGTCGTCGATTGGTGCCGGCTGCGGCATAAGGTCGATGCCGACCTTGCTGCCGGAGATGACGTCGAGCAGGCTTGCGCGTAGCGGGTCGGTGAGTGTCTCGACGAGAACCTCAATCGCTTGGACGGCGTAGCGCGGTTCCGATTGGGTTCTGATGATGTCGGAGGCTCTCGACTGCGCGTCGGCTGCTTTGTGCAGTTGCGTCGCGAGCGTGAACGCTCGGCGCCCGTGCGTGATGATCGACGCGGGGTCTGTGTCGTTTTTGAACTGGTTCTGGTTTTCGCCGTAGATGACCGTGACGTCGTTGAGGATCGTCTGCGACGTGTTGCGCCACACGGGCGACCAAGCGACGTTAGCTAGTGGCAGCTCGACGGTGAGGGGCGCTGTGTCCACTCGGTCGTAAATATCGGCCCAGATGTAAGGCAGGTCGGCCCAAGTGTCTGCGGGGTCGATGTCGTACCAATGCGCTGGGTTGTATCCGAACCCTCGACGCGAGTACGACTCCCACAGAATGGCGCCGTCTGGCAGGTCGCACAGTGTGCCACCGGTCTCGGTGCCGAGGGCCGTGAGCAGGTCGAGGGCCGAATAACCGCCGTCCAGTGCGGCTAGTGCTTCCTGTGTCATCAGGGGATCGCTGTTGTTCGCGAAGGTCAGGCCCGCATCGGTCAGGATGTTCTCAACCCGATCGTTAAGCAGCTCCCTCGAGTAGCCGCCGTCGCCGACAAACTTGAGGCCAAGCAGGCTGAGGTTTCCGACCATTGTCACGTCAAGGCGCGCGACGTAGGCGACAGCGCCTGTGCCAAGGGTCGGGCCGTTCGGGTTGTAGTCGTGAGTCAGGATCGTGTCAGTTACTCGACCAGTGAACCGGGTGACGCCGTACGCCTCGACCTCGACGACGTCGCTGATCTCCACCGGGATCGACAGGAAACCGTAGAGCGTCATGCTCGCGTCCGAGGGTGCGGGTGCTGCCGTAATGTCGTTGCGACCGTGCGAAACCGTGATCCGGTACTCGACGTTCTCAAGGTCGATGGCGACGCCGTTAACCAAAACGGTGGGGATCATCCGAGCACCGGGCTCGGTACGGGTACGCCCATCGAGTAGCCGGCGCGTGCATTGCTGTTGTTGATCAGGCGCGCGACGGTCTGGGCGATCTGCTGCTCGGACATCGTGACTTCACGGGCGGCCTGCTGCGCTGCTCGTTCCGCTGCTGCGGACGTCTTCGCGGCCTCTGCGGAGGCGACAGCCTTGGCTACTGCCTCGGCGATTTCCGCCGTCATCGTCGCGCCGATCAGGTTGCCCATGCCCTTACCGATCGCCTTGAGGCGCTTCGTTTCCTTGCCCATCTGCTCGAGGGTCTTGTCGACCATGCCGGTCGCGGCCTCGGTGCCAGCCGGGAAGAACTCGCCGGCCATCGCCGTCGCGGTTGTGTTGGCTAGTTCGGTGACCTTCTCCAGTCGGCTGTTGAAGGCTTCGACGAGGCCCTTGTCGAGCATTTCCTGCCCCAGTTTGCCGCCGGCCTCGGGTCCGAGGGCCGCGATCTGGTCGACGAGTCGCTTGTCTGCGCCTTTGGCCCTGATCGTGGTGAGGACGTTGCCGAACCATTCGTGTTGTTCGATCTGGCGGTCGAAAGCGTCGAGCGATGAAATGCCGAGGTTGGCGCCGGTCTGCTGTGCAGCGCTCAGGTCGATGCCGCCGAGCAGCTGCGTCGCGAGCGTGCTCGAGTAGTCCTTAGCGGCTTGCGTGTTGCGCTCAAGGTCGGCGACCTGTGCGTCAAGGGTGACCTGCAGGTCGTCGACGACGCCTTTCTGCAGGTCGAACGCTGTCGTCAGGAGGTCGGTGGCTTTCGACGTTGACCCCGTTGCGGTCGATGTCTTGTCGA